TAAAGCGTCGCTTATAACCAGTTCCCTAAAAAAATTTAAAAATAAATTAAAAAGTGCTTGACAACAAGGCAAAAAAAATGCATACTGCAAGGCAGTATGCACTAAACAAAAAAGACAAGGTTACATTTTGTAACCTTGTCCAACCTAGTTAGATTATCGAATCAATGCTTACCAATGTTGTAGGTTGATAATCTTTTAACATCTCTATAATGCTATCAAGGTCAGTATGATTATTACAATGAGATACTAATTGTTTAATCAATTTATGCTTTTCTGAAAACTCTGATTTAACTGCTTTTTCATCAGCTTTTTTCTTGGCTTCGATAATATCGAGTAATTTAACTGCCTGTTTCATATTATCCTTACCACCCTTGATTCTTAAATCATTTGCTTGTTGCTCAAGGTTAGTATATGACAAGGCCATTAACTGCTCTTTTTCTATTTGAGCATTACTTCGAGATTCGGCTTTTTTTACAGAATCAGGGTTATCCGTTTTCTGTGGCTTAGTGATAGCGTGTGCGGCTTCTAAATCTAATGCGAATCTATGCCAAGCTTGTTTAATAGCACCCTCAAGGTTACCTTTAGAATCAAACATTTGGATACCCTTTTCTTGAGCATACCCTGAACACCATGCTAAACGTCCAGCTTCCCAAAGGTCATAGGATACCTTGTAATCAACATATACTAAATCACAGAATGATTTTAAAGCTTGAACCCTATCATTATCGGACTGGCCAATAACTGCACCAATCGACATGAAAGAGGCTTTTTGTTGCTCGGATAATTCAAATTTTACTGACATATAAACTCCATATAAAGTAAGGTTAATTAAAAACTCGTTCGCTGTTTTGTTCGAGTGATTACAGTATCCTACATAATCCTACTTATGTCAATACCTAAACGGACAAAATTACACCATGTAACTTAGTCCAATAATACCTAATGAAATCAATAACTTAGCCTATACCCCTATTTGATTGGTTTTGACGGGTAAAGCCGACCCCCTACACCCTTAATTCGACCCCTTTTGCTACGGCCTTCTTACACAATGAAATGCACAGTCAATCACAGTTTTTTAAAAATCGGCAATAAGTACTAAAAATTAAGATTACGCTATGCTTAAACACCACAAAGTTACCCCCACCCCCCTTAGTTTATTAGGGTAAACCCTAAGAGTTATGTTCTACAAAACACCCCCCATCATGTTTTGGGTCCCCTGCACCCTACATATATATTTTTTGCAAAAAAATATAACTAAGCTATACTATATGTATACTTAACCCACAAAAAGGTTATATGTCAGTGCAAATTGAACCAACAGCAGAACATAAACTGCAGTCACACCAACGAGATATGTCTATGAAAGACGTGTCAGATCACGCCAGAGTGATGGGTAATACTGCGCTTCTCTTGCAAGAGCTAGGTGATGAGAGAACAATTGACTTATCTCCCCAAGAAAACATACAAGCTATTGAAATGTTCCGAAGACTAGGTAAAAAACCAGACAGTAAGGGACAGGAACAAGAAGTAAAGCAAAAAGTAAAGCAACCTGCCGTTGCATTAGCTCTTGGTCGGTACCTAAGCGAGTACGAGAAGCAAGTAATTCAGGATAAAGTGCAAGTAAGAACGGTTGTTATGAACCGGTTAATGCAAATTTCACAAGATGAGGACAATAAAATAGCCCTAAAAGCGCTAGAATTGCTCGGAAAAGCATCAGATTTGTTCACAGAACGGTCAGAAATTACAATTACACATCAAAGTTCGGACGAATTAAAGCTGGCATTGCGTGAAAAAATACGCCTTTTGATGGAGATGAACACTATAGATGCCACTCCTAAGTCTACAAAACTAGCAAATCAGCTTAATAATGACGTTATTGACGTAGAATCAAATGACAACAGCGACAGTTGAGCCGTTATCCAATACAGAATTACAGCATTTAGAGTTAAACCTCGATAAGTTGACCGATGCCCAGATGCGGGCTCTACTAGAACAACTAGATAATACGGTAAATGCTAAAGGTAAAGAAAATTGCCAAAACAATTTTATGGATTTTGTGCACAAAGTCTGGCCCAACTTTATTGACGGAGATCATCATGCCAAAATGGCTGCAGCATTTGAAAAAGTCGCTCGTGGAGATTGCAAACGACTTATTATTAACATGCCTCCTCGCCATACGAAATCTGAATTTGCATCTTATCTATTACCTGCTTGGTTTTTGGGTAAATTCCCACAGAAAAAAGTCATCCAAACCTCTCATACAGCCGAACTTTCGGTCGGATTCGGGCGAAAAGTTAGGAATTTGGTCGATTCAGATCTATATAAATCAATTTTCCCAGGAGTTGGACTCCAATCTGATAGCAAAGCAGCTGGGCGGTGGGCGACTAACCAGAACGGAGATTATTTTGCTATCGGTATCGGGGGTGCTGTTACGGGTAAAGGAGCGGATATCCTCATCATTGACGACCCTCACTCTGAACAAGAGGCGACGTTAGCGGAATCGAACCCAGAAGTTTACGACAAGGTCTATGAGTGGTATACATCTGGACCAAGACAGCGTCTGCAACCGGGCGGCGCTATTATTATAGTTATGACTCGCTGGTCAAAGAAAGATTTGACTGGACAAGTAGTTAAAGCTGCCACTCAACGGTCAGGTGAAGAATGGGAAGTTATAGATTTTCCAGCTATTATGCCTTCGGGTTTACCCTTATGGCCTGAGTTCTGGAGTTTAGATGAGTTATTAGCTTTACGGAATGAGTTGCCTAGCGGCAAGTGGATGGCGCAGTATATGCAACAGCCAACCTCAGATGTGTCAGCTATTATTAAAAGGGAATGGTGGCAATGGTGGGATGAGGAGAATCCACCCGAGATTAACTTTATTATTCAGTCTTGGGATACAGCATTTCTTAAAACGGAACGGTCAGATTACTCAGCTTGTACAACATGGGGTGTATTTTATCTAGTAAATCCGGTTACAAAGAAAGAAGATGCTAATATAATCCTACTTAATAGCTTTAAAAAACGCATGGAGTTTCCCGAGCTTAAGCAACGAGCGGTCGAAGAATGGAAGGAATGGGAACCTGACTCGGTAATTATTGAGAAAAAAGCATCAGGTGCACCACTTATTTTTGAACTCAGGCGCATGGGTATACCTGTGCAAGAGGTAGAAGTTAACCGAGGCAATGACAAAGTAGCTAGGTTAAATGCAGTTGCGGACGTGTTTGCTAGTGGCAAAGTGTGGGTTCCATATACACACTGGGCTGAAGAAGTAGTTGAAGAAGTTGCAAGTTTTCCATCAGGCGAGCATGATGACTTGGTGGACTCAACTTCTCAAGCGATAATGAGATTTAGACGTGGTGGGTTTATTGTGCTTGATACTGATGAACCAGATGATGTTATTTATTTTAAGTCTAGCAGGAAAAAAGGATACTATTAATTATGGCAATAGATAAAGCACTATACGCAGCTCCCCAAGGCATCGCTGCACTTAATAATGATGAGCCTGACTTAGAAATAACAATCGAGGATCCTGAAGCAGTAGAGATTGGCATTGATGGTGAGCCTATTATGCGGATTGAAAAAGGCGAGGATGAAGAAGGCTTTGGTGATAATCTTGCTGAGTATATAGATGATGGGACGCTATCACAGTTAGCTAGTGATTTATTGTCGGATTTTGAAGATGACGTGGCATCCCGCAAAGATTGGATGCAAACTTATGTTGATGGCTTAGAACTTCTTGGTATGAAGATCGAAGAGCGTAGTGAGCCGTGGGAAGGTGCTTGTGGTATCTATCACCCGCTATTAAGTGAAGCACTTGTTAAGTTCCAAGCTGAGATGATCATGGAAACAATGCCACCAAGAGGTCCCGCTAAAATGGAAATTATTGGCAAAGAAACTCCTGAGAAGATGGATGCTGCGCAACGTGTCGAGGACGACATGAACTATCAGATTATGGACGTGATGGTTGAGTATCGTGCAGAACACGAGCGCATGTTATGGGGGTTAGGTTTATCTGGTAATGCATTCAAAAAAGTGTATGAGGACCCGCATTTAGGGCGACAAGTTTCAATGTTTTGTCCAGCAGAGGATGTTGTCGTACCATATGGAGTTTCAAGTTTAGAGTCTAGCCCACGTGTTACGCATGTAATGCGCAAGACCGAGAACGAAATAAAACGTCTACAATATTCGGGTTTTTACTTAGATGTAGACTTAGGCAATCCTTCTAATAGCTTAGATGAGGTTGAGAAACGCATTGCGGAACAAATGGGGTTCCGTGCTACTACGGATGACCGCTATAAGATACTTGAGATGCACGTTGATCTTGATCTTGAAGGGTTTGAAGATGAAGAAGATGGGGAAGAAACCGGACTTGCGTTACCATACGTGGTTACTATTGAGAAAGCTACTAAAACGGTGCTATCAATACGTAGAAACTGGAAGGAAGATGATGACAATAGACTTAAACGCAATCACTTTGTACATTACCCGTATATTCCTGGTTTTGGTTTTTACGCTTTTGGTCTCATCCACCTTATTGGCGCTTTCGCTAAGTCTGGTACAAGCCTTATACGTCAGCTCGTGGATGCAGGAACATTATCCAATTTGCCCGGCGGGTTCAAAACTCGTGGTTTGCGAGTTAAAGGCGATGACACACCGATAGCTCCCGGCGAGTTCCGTGATGTTGATGTACCTAGTGGTGCAATGAAAGACAACATTATGCCGCTCCCATATAAGGAGCCAAGCCAAGTTTTAATGGCATTATTAGGTCAGATTGTTGAAGATGGGCGCAGATTTGCTAATACTGCGGACCTACAAGTTGCAGATATGGGTTCTGCTGGAGCACCGGTTGGAACAACTTTAGCTATTCTTGAGCGTACGTTAAAAGTTATGACGGCAGTTCAAGCCCGCATCCACTACAGATCGGAAG